CTTTTGGATTGTTACGCAATTCTTCTTCAGCAATACGATATAGTTCTGCTTGCGCTATTGGATCATCACTGAATTGTTTTAGTCTTTCATCACTTGTTTCAACGCCTGTTGACCTGAACGGCGCAGCTGCCGTATCGCTGACGTTACTGCCATCTGGTAACCCAACATAATCTCGCTGTTCAATTCTTCCTCTGATAGAGTCTGCGAGTTCTCTGGCATAGACATCGAGGTTGCTTTTTTTTCTTGCATATCTTCTCGCTGCATTTGTGATTGCATCTGAGATGTTTCCTTTTGCAAAGGCGCTGCCGTAGACGATTTGGATAATTTTGCCATAACTTTGTTCCTTAGATAAATGACTTAGATTTAACGCGTCTATTAATTTCTGCATTGTAAATCTATCATTGGTTAATTTTAAAATAGCTTGCTCGGTAATAACAGCTTTTTCTTTATATAAGTCATCTGGCATAACGTCTTCACCAAATGTCTTTTTAAAGTTCATTGTCTTAACGCCTTTAGCCTGAACTTGTCTAACAATTGCTTCGGCTTGCGCTAGTGTTGTTGGGTTTTGTTTTGCAAGTATATTAGCCGCTATCTCTTGTAATTCTTCATTGTTAATTAATCTAGCAATAATAGATCCATGGTCAAAGTCTACTTCGCCATTGTGGATTTTTAATCTCATCTTGTCAGATAACAATGTCATGTCAGTAACTTTTTGAACAAACTCAGAAGCCTCACCTTTAATTTTAGATTTAACCTTTACTGTTTCCATGTAAAAGTTATCTAAGTCTGCCTTGCTTAAAGTTCCTTCTGCTAAATTTTTACCAGCTCCTCTTGCTTTAGCTTGCTCAAGACTAATGCCATTTGCCTCGCGCAACACAATCATTGGCATCTGAATATTTGTTTTAGTTTTTTTTGATATACGTTTTGCTAAATCAATTCTGCCATGGCCATCTACAACAAAAGTATCACCATTGCGGTATCTGTAAACAATGCCTGTCCCTGCGCGTGTTGGGTTCCATTCTGCTGCTTGAATTTTTTTAGGTCTACCGCGTTTAACTTGGAATAGTTTTGGATCCAGTAAGACATCTGATGTATTTAACAACTCAACATCAGGAGCATTCAAATCATAATGATAAACGTTGTTATAGGTTTTTGGAACAAATGGCATGTCAATAGGCATATTACTAAAGTCGCCTGACACAATAGCTGTGTATGCTTGGCTCTCTCTTGATAAATGAGTAATTTGCCCAGGATCAAAATCTATAGGGGAATCTTTTTGAATCTCTGCTTTAATAGCAAAAACATTAAAGACGGCATCACGATCACGATCTGGATTAAAAGCAGTGCCATTAAAAGCTGCTCTTTGTTGATCTAACTTATCAAGTGATTTGCGTAATCTTTCTGAAATAAATTCAGCACCACCACCAAAAACAAAACCAGCGCCACCTGCAAAACCAATGCGCGTAATAAAGTCTTCTTGTGTATAAGGCAATCCTAACTCTTTATACCAATCTTCAGTAAACCCTTTTTGAATTGCGCCTTCAGCTGTAGCACTTGCTACTGCCTCTCTCATGCCATTGCGAAACCATCCTGCGGCAGGGGTTCGTGTAGCGACCATTGCAGCCACATTAATAGGATCTGTCATAACAGCGCCCATCGTTCCTATAAATCCACCCGCAACACCAACGCCTGTTGCTCTACGATATACGTCAGCTTGTTCTTGCATTTTTTGTTGTGTTAATTTAATGGCATCTTGTTTAATGCGGTCTGACGTAATTGAACCAATTGTTTTTTTAACTTCTTCGTTTTGCTCAACATAGTTTGCAACTTCTTTAAACAAATTTTCAAAAGCACGTTCACCAACTTCTAGCCTTTGAAACCCAACCATATCAGGAGTAGCGTTAGGATTTGCTCGAATAGTAGATAGTCCTATAGACAATGGATCTTGAGTAAAAACGTTAGATTGCATGCCAGGAATTGTATTTTCATTTTTGTAAGACATTCGAGACATAACGTCATTTAAAAAATTCTCATGCCCTGGGATTGCTTTAATTTGATTTACAAGATTTTCAGTTGCACGTGTACGTTGTAGCCATTCTGAATAACTGTTTTCTAATGCAACATCTAGCTTAAATGATGCAGATAAGTTATCTATAAATCCTGTTTCTTCCCCTCCGAATGTAGTCTCATCCGTAGGTTGTAATCTAGCACTACGACTTGATGGAGTGTAGATCATTAAAATTCTTTCTCTAATCTAACTTTTAACTTGCGTAATTCATCAGCTCGTAATTCTTTAGGAAGCTGATTAATTCTAAATCTTTCTTGTTGTTCAAATGACGCGCGTAATCTTTGTTTTTCTAATATTGCTGGATCAAAACCACCAACCCCGCGAATTGTCTGCGCTCGATTATATACGCTTTCTACATCAATCATAATCTTATAAGTTGGATCAAAGTCTGGCACAAAATAAGCCCCGTCAATATTAATAAATGCGTGTTTATCAGAATCCATTTCTAAATTAGCATCACGTATTCTGTCAATATCAAATTCTCTTTGTGTAAAATCACCTTGTTTCATTTCCAACAATGGTTGGGCAACAACTTGGTCAGTTACGCGCTCTCTACCAGTATTTGGATCATAAGTGTTTAAGTAATATTTACCATTCATTTTTGAAAATAATGGAATATAAGTCTCTGCATCAACCTTAATAGCCATTGCAGTAATAATATCATCTGGTGTAGCTGCACGCATTTTAGAGTCAAACTCATCTCTAGCAATACTTGATGGTAAAGATATTTTTTGTCCATTATAATCAACAACACCGCCATACATAACACCATCAATTTCTTTAGCTCCAGATGCAAGCTCTAAGGCTTTGGTATATAGCCCTTTGTCAAATTGTGCTGTTTCAGCAGATTTATCGTAAGCAGCCAAAGGCTTTCTTTCTTTTTGCAATAGACCAAGATAAATGACATTAGCAGACTCAATAATATTAGTCATCATTCCTGGGTGTAAATCATAAGCTGTGCCAAATTCTTCTGCAAACAAATCAGTTGCGTTTGGAACATTAGGGGTAAATTGCTGTGATGCTGTTAATCCATTCTCAAATAGCGAGCTAGTTGTTTGGTCAATATCACGCAATATCAATTGAGCAAAATGACCAATTGCAGGACTGTCTTTTGCTACTTCGTTAAAGACTTGATATGCGTTTTCACCAGCAGCCTCTGCTACAGCTTCAATAAGTAATGATCTATCTTCGGTGCTAGAAGATAAAAGTGCTTGTGTATAATTATTGACATCTTGTTTGCTTAACAACTTAGGTTTGTTGATATTATATAATTTGCCATACTTATTCATATTGTATGACCGCGCATTCATTTGTGTTTTTAATTTTGCATAATCACTAAAATCTAAATCCTCATAAATACCAGCCATAGACAATACAGTAAATGTTTGGTCATCAGCTAATTTTTTTGTTAAATTACTAACCATCTGTCTTAACTGGGTTGCTTTAAATAAATCTCTAGGCTTTGCTTCTCCTCGATTGATTTTGTTGTTTAAATCAATTTGCATTTGCTGTAATTCATTTAATGGCATTTTTTTAAACGTTTGTAGATTTTCGTTTGTATTAAGCAATGCTTGCCAATTAGTATATTGAACTGAATCTACATCGATATTGCTATTAATTCTATCCACAATCTCAGTAGGAATATCAGCCATTTCATTTACATAAGCCTCGGCAATTCTTAAGTCTCTTGCAAGTTGTTGGTTTTGAGCTGCATTATCAGCTTTATACAAATTAAGATCTGTTTTTAATAAATTTTCAAAATCAATTTGCTCAACAGGATCCATCTCTTTGTAATGTTTACTATACATAGATTTGTTATTTCTTAAACTATCAACAACTTCTAATATATCTTTGCCCTGAAACTCCTTAGCAATTTGCTCTGACAAATAATTGTCTTTAACTATTTTTAAACGTTTTTTGTGAAACTCTAACAATTCATTAGGTTTGGTACTAAACTTATATGAGTTTTGCATTGCCACAGTTTCTGAAGCATTTATATATTCTTGAATTGCAGCAGCACTTGCTCCTGGATTATTTCTTAAAAATTCATCAAAGTCTTTTGACGCATTGATTCCATATTGTTCAGATTCAATTAAAGATTTTTCTTCTGCTTTTTTGTTGAGTAATGCTAATGCTGTTTGATATTTGTTAGTTGCAATATTAGTTGCTTGATTACCATAAGCAGAGGCAATCTCTGGATCGATTTGACTAAAGAATTTAATTTGCCCTTGTATGGGGGCTTGTAATTCGTTTAATATTTCTTCGCGATTAGTTAATTCATTGCGATCAACTCTAGCAATAACATCGCTAAAATGTGCATGCAATTCATTTTCTAATACACCAGCTGTTTGTTGCGCTGTTGCTTTTTTTAAAGCAGCATTATAATCCATGCCACCTGTTAATATGCCTTGTAGTGGATCTGTCCCTGAAGCTATTGATGCGTCAATTCTATCTTTAGTAATTGGATTAGCAATAGTATATTTAATTGCTTGCTCTTGCGCATAATCAGTTGCAAGAGATCCAGTAACTTCTGATGCAAATTGTAAGAATTGTCCAATACGCTGATTTGTTTTTTCTTGTTGCTGAATATCTACATATTGCAACGAAGGCGCATCAGTTAATTTAATATTTCCAGATTCATAAATAGGAAGTGCCATTATGTCGGTACCCTTGTTTGTTCATAAGCATAAATCCCTTTACCAGCACCAATCATTAAATCATAATATGATCCAGTTGACGCTGACTCTGCTGCTGTACTTAACAGACTAGCCTGTGCATTACCAAATGTTTGACCAACCATATTGTTGTATTGAATATCATAAATGTCTGTGCCTAAACGTTTACCGCCTACAGTTTGTGCAAGCAGCGCTGAACCAGAGAATCCAGAAACACCGCCAGCATACCCATAAGCTATAGCGCCGCTCTGTGCCTCTAAATACTTACGATATGCAAGATTGCTCTGTCTTATTGCGTCTACTTTTAATTTTTCATTTTTAGCTTTTAATTCTAACGCTTGCATTCTGTACATAGCAGCTTGGGCTTGTCCAGATTGATACGCTTGATATCCTTGTAAAACTTGTGTTCCAGCGCTAATTAACGACATATATGGTTTAATGGCACTAAACGCGGATGTTAGTCCCCCCATTAATCCACCTCCTGCAGGCGCCATAATTAATGGACTCATCATCATTGATGATCCAACTGCCGCTATTGGAGCTGCTGCTGCTGCGGTAAATACAGGGGCTGCTGCTATTGAAGAAATTGCACCTGATCCAAAAGCAGTTCCTATTGCTGGTGCTACTGCTGCTCCCATATTCTATGTTCCTTGATGTACTGACAATTTATATTCTAACCCTAATAATGTAAACTTCAACGGCGCGTTCTGTGTTACCGTAATTTGTCCTTCATTATTATAACCTAATATACCATGTAAAGTCTTTGTCCCAGTAAACTCTGGCACAGGATCATCTAGTGCGTCAGCACCTAATGATCGAATAGGTAACGGATTCCCATTGATAACTAAATTTTGTGTTTCATAAAGCAAGGCATTAACTTCAACAATACGTTTCTTAAAGCCAATACGTGTACCTGTTTGTATTTTTAAATCAACAGGCATTGTTTTTACTTCAACACTAATTGGTAATCCTACTTCTGATGATGCTGTAGGTGGATTAACAAAGGTTACCGCACTGTCTGCAACTTGATTTAATTCTACATATCCATCTGATATAACATTGACTGTTGCACCATCAACATGAGACATATCTAAACTTGACGCTGTTGTGCCTTTTACTCCTGAATCTGTTAAATATGTATTGTCAAAAACTTCTACATAATATTTATCAGTACCATTATCATCTCTTTTTACAATGGTATAAATATCTGTAATGTCTACACCAACATCAACAAAACTACCTACGGTAGTAAATTCTGAAGGGGCAATAACATTTTGCAAACGCAATAAAGAAAATGCAACTATGGTTCCATCTGATTCATTTATAATTAATAATAAGTCGTTTTCATCTGTAGCCACAGCACGGCGTATATCCATGCGTGTTGGATTTTTAAGCAAATGTCCTGACAGCAATGAAATTTTAGAAGTAATATAGGTTAATTGTGTATCTGAATAAGCAATCTCAGATAAAGCCTTTCCTTGTCTTTGTACAAACAATATCCCCGATTCTAGCTGCTTGACTCGCACGCCTTCTTTACATCCATTACGTGACGTAGTAGACAAGAAAAAGTCTGTTGGAGTAATTGGAGTTAATCCTTCTTGCGGAACATAGAACTCACCGCCCGTAGTAAACACTTGCAAATCACGACCACTAATAATATCAACGATAGCATTAAAAGTATTAGTATCAAGGGTAGCTTCAACAGCGTCATCATCCAATCCTTCCACGGCTTCAAAATCAAAAAATAGCCCTACTTTAGAACCCCATATAGTAGACGGTCTTGACTTTGATCCGCCAAAGAATAAGCGTCCTTGATGAAAAGTAACTGATCTTGGCCATCCTTTACTTGCTGACCATACATCTTCATATCCTGTTTCTAATTCCCAATCACCTGAAGCTATAGCGGATGTATCAAAGAATGGAAATTCTGTAACTACATTAACAACAGTTGAGCTAACATACTTAACAATTTTAGCTCGCCCTTGTGGATCAGCGTTAATGTATTGACCAACATGACCACTAGTAAATACACCAGTTGATGCTGTTAATGTAATTTTGCCAGATACATCGCTAGGAGTAAGTGTTGCTGCTGGATTGCTTGTAGCTATAGTAAATGCGTATTGTGGCACAGAGTCAAACGTAATGTTTGATATTGTCCAAGAGCTATCTGATGCGCCACGAACAATTTTTATTGGTCTTTGATCTTCATGCACTAGAATTAATGTATCAGCGGATTGTGTCCATACAAGATGGTCCATGTGTGTGCCAGTTAGACCAAACCCTGTTGTATTTAAATAGTCATTGCCAGAACCATTAATGTTAGTAATAAGCGCTTTGTTTTTATAAACATACATTCTGTTTGTAGTGAATGCAAGCATATAACTGTCATCTGTTGAGAACTCAAATGCAATTAAACGCACGCCATCTGCTGGGGTGCCACCAAGTTCATTAATAAATTTAGTACCAGGCCTTCTTGTTACACCGCCTTGTGGCTGACATATAACGTTCTTAGCTTTTTCAAGTGCATTTTCATAGGCCTTTAAATCAACCCTTGCTCTAGCAAGCGGATCTAATTCGCCTGTAGTAAAGTTAGTTTGTATGCTAACAAATCTAGCCATTAATGTCTCACATCAATTAACGAGAAATCTTGTATTGCGTTAGTTGGCTCTCCTTGCCCATCAATGTTCATTGCTTGTCTCATGTAACCACCTCGACCATTTTCTCCTGGTGTCCCTTCAGCTACTTGTTGCCAATATTGAGATTTTTCTGTTTGGTCGGTAATCGGACTAGCTAAATGCCATGCCATTTGATACTTTAACAATTGAACAAAAAAATGAGGTAACGCATATTCAGGTACATTGTATTGATAATCAACATAAACTGATTCATAGTTGGTTAATATTTTTTGTCCTTGAATTGTATATTCCCTTCTAGGAACTGCATAAGTGCTACTTGTATCATATAAAGCACGTGGCCTACCAATCATGTCTGATGGCATTTGATACTCATACTTGTATTCGTTTGTGGGAGTGGTAATTAATCTTGCTAACTGCACTTTTTTAAATGAAAAAGTCCATGGATAACTTGCTAGTGTTTTAATTTTAACGTCAGGATAAAGTCGATCACAAATATTAGATTCGTCTGTGCCTTCTGTAAAAGACGAGATTGGACTTGCCCCTAACATTAAGAGCGCATCAGAACATATTTTTATGTCGGTATCACCTGTTGCCATTTATTATCTCCAAATGTGCAAATAGACGGAGGATCGCTCCCCCGTCATTCGCATTTATTACTACTACTTAGTCAGCATCAGCTACTGAAATAGCTGTACCGTCTGATACGTCAACGACACCAGACGCATTTGATAATACTATTACCATGTGCGCTGCTGGGGTTGCTGTATCCCATAAGTAAATCATGTCGCCTACTTTTAACAATGTTGAAGCATCATTAAAGTAACCAGCAGTATTTACTGTTGCTACTGCATCAGCAGATTTGTATGTCCACATTTGTGGAGCATCACCAGCTTTGGATTGACCACCCGCAGCCGCTAAACCATCTTTATTATAAGCCATTACTATATCTCCTTATCTTAAGATTCACGACATGTGAGTTGAACAATACCTTCGGCATCGATTGCAACTGCTGCAGCAGAAAGTAAACTGTTTACTAAGTAAGAAGTTTTTTCTGGTACATAGTTGATCTCTGTCTTAGGACCAAGACCTTCAGCATAACCAAGCGCCTGTTTATGGAATGCCCAAATAGTTCTATCTAAAGAACCATCAACAGCAAGACCACCTTCAGTACGGTCGCCAAGTACATGGAATTTGAAACCTAAGAAGGTGTCAACTTCGCCAGATACAAGAGCTTTAACTGTATTGAAGTCAGATGATGTTACAGAAGTTTCTGAAAGTAAAGAAGCTAAAGAGTTAGCATGAATAACCATGTGACGATCCGATGGAGGAACGTTACCTTTGTCTAACAATTTTTTAGCTTCACGTAGTTTAGCTACGTTTAAGTTTGTGTCAGTACCACCAATGTCATTAGAAACTGTTAATGATGTTGATGATGCTGTTAGTGCATCAATAATAAGTTGATCTTGACGGCGACCAATAGCGTTCGCTAAAACTTGAACTAACTCTTGTCTTTCATCAAAATTAACTTTTTGTTGCATGAAGATGTCAGAATACTCTGCAGCATTCCAATCTTCTAGTGTTGCTGTTACTTGTGAAAAATCCACATTTAATGGAGTAACGTCAGTTTGTGGTACACGTAATGTAGCCACACCTTTACCCACTTTAGGGAATTTCACAGTAGAACCTTCAACGCCTCGTCTCATGCGTGTAGCACCAACTAATTGTGACTTAGCTTGGTACGCCTGTTTAACTTCGGCATCAAAGAGGGTAACAAAAGCTGGGGATAAACCGATAGCCATGTTTTTTCTCCTTAAGAAATTAATAAATAAATTAAATTAATCGCTTTGGTATGCCAGAGAACTGGGCCTGTGCTTGCTATTTACGATAGCCATACGACAAGATTACTTGCGTTAAGGGTTGCAAACAGAATAGATGCAATATGCCTTATCCCAAGTTTTAACATAGGACAAGGCAGTGTGCAATAGATTTTTAGATATATTTACTGACTAAAGTTTTGAGCAAATGCTCTTTCAACTTTTTTTCTAAATGATGGATCAGTTTGATATCGTTCATCACCGACCATAGCATATAGTTCTTCTTTAGAAGGCGCACCCTCAACAGGTGTAGATTCAACAGGTACACGTCCTTCGTAAGATGCTCTAAGTTTTTCTAGTGCAGCAATACCGCGTGCAGTACCGCCCATCACTTTAAATTCTTCAAAGTCATCTTGAGACCAAACACCTTTATTTACTAAACCAGATGCCCATTTAACCATACCATTAATACGTGCGTCAGCATTTGGCCCTAAAGCCCTGCGCTCTTGCTCTAAATTAATACTATAGTTTTCTGCTTGATTTTGATTCATTTCGACAACTTGACCAACAAGCTGGTCTAAAGCTGCTTGACTAATTTGATTCTCAGATGCCCAGTT